CTTGTAATACTAGACCTATTCACATTTATTTTTGTTGCAAATGCCGAAGCTGTGGTATTATTAGCTTCTAAATAAGAAGCTAATTCCTGTTTTATTTTTTCGTTTATATTCATAATTTCTAATTTAAATCTAAACCATCAGTTACTAATTCTTTGAAAAAATCTTTTGCTTCTTTTATAAATGGCATTGTTAAAATGTCATTGGTATCTTTTACATTATCATACAAATCTTGTATTACAAATCTGATTGGAGTTTCTTGAATAACTTGTATTAAACAAGCTGGATATAGCCTATGTAAAATATATAGTTCATTTTTTTGTCTATCTACACATAGTAGAAATTTTGGTGTTATTGCCATAATTTATAATAATTGCATCCATTTTTGGATTATTTCATCACTTTTTCTTAATCCATTTCTTTCTAAAAGCTGTTCTTTTGTATAATTGACATTCTCTCCAAAAGTCCATTTCTTACTTGTAATATTCCCCTCCCAATCACAAAGTAAAATTCTTTTTACCATATATTTAAAACAATCTTCATCATCGATATTTTGCAATCTTAACCACTGATAATCAAAAATTCTCTTTAAATCAGGATGAATTGATGTAAGCAAGAAATCTTTATACTCTTTCCAACTTTTAAAGTTTTCAGGCAAAGTTCTAATGGAGTAAATTAAATTTTCTTTTCCGTAAATAGCAGCAGTATGAACGCCTTTTAATCGTTTTTCTAATTTATTATAGGTTTCAGGTTCCAATTCTTGCAGGTCAGTAAGACATCTAAATGCTTTTTCGTGAACTAAATTAGAAACTCTAAAAAACTTTAAATTACCTCCCATCATATACATTTTATCGTATATTCTATTGTATTTAAGATTATTTTCGATGAGATATTTCCAAATATCGGTATATTTCCAATCAATAATAGGATATGCTTTATGTGGCTTGTTTTTTCGCCTTAGCCAAAACAAATCCGAATCTTCGCCAAACATTACAAATCTTCTATCTGGACTCTCCTCGGCTCGAAGTCCAATTATCGAAACACTTTCACCAGTAAGAAATCTTAAATTCTGGCCAACCCACAAATTAAACTTATGAAATCGTTTTGGGTACATTTTTTCAATTGAATGAATAGCCATTGGATGCTTTTCTCTAACCCATTCTTCATTTTCTCCCCAAGCCCAAAGAAACAATTGTTGATGGCTTGCTGCATTCGTCATAAATATTGGCACTTGATACCATAACGGAATAACATTAGGCTGCGACATCGCCCATTCTACAAAATCAATTGTTCCTTGATATTCGGCTTCTTGATCCTGAAAATAAAGAATGAATTTCCGATTTCTTTTTATCGCTTCTGCATTTATAAGATGAAACAACGCAGTACTATCTTTCCCTCCAGAAAAGGAAAGTGAAACATTCTCATAATTATCGAATAACATTTCGATTCTTTTTAGAGTAGCTTCTAAAACATCCACAATACCTCTTACTACAGTTCTTGCCATTTCTAGTTAAAATCAGAATTAATATCTTCTTCAACTTCCTTAATTTGGCGTTCAATTGAATAAGGAACTCCTTGTATTTCGGAAGCAATTCCTTTTAATCCAATCAATCGCTGAACTTCTTCTAATGTCATTCCAAGCTCCTTCATAATCTTGATTTCATCCCAGCCTGATTTCAGCATCCCAACCAATGAAGCTTGAAGTTCTACTTCGTGCTTTCCTCTTGCTCTATTATGACGAATGGTAGAAGCCATTCTATCACTAATTTCTTTCTCTATTACCGAAACTGGTATCATTCCATTTTCTCTCTCAAAAATGTTTTTATACCGAAGCATTATCATATAACGATGAAATCCATCTACAATAATATATTTATCCCTTTCTTTATCATAAAAACACACGATTGGCATAGTGTATCCATCGCTTTTTATGCTTTGGTACAATAAATCCATTTCTCTTTTAGCAACGTGATTAGGGTTGTAATCATTCGCTTCAATTTTGTCCATTGCCACGGCTATAACATTATACACCGGACTTATAAATTTTTTACTCATAATATTTTTTTTAAATTTTCTCTACCTACTTTTTTAAAATATTCCACCATACTTGTTTTGGCTTTCACGTTCTTGTCAAACAACGCTTCCAGCCCTACATCGCCAGTCATATCCCAATAATAACAATCTTCGAGGTTTCCAGTTCTGTAATTTCTAAAACTTCCCTGTTCTCGCAAACCCCAATCAAAGTTTTTGTCCCAAAATATCGTATAAGGATAATTCTGCAAGTTCAAACTCATTGATTCCTTTTGGTAACTTAACACCTGCGCTTTAGGAAAAGCTTCTTTCACTTCTTCCTGCGAGCGTATGAACTTGCAAAAAATAAGATGTTTTTCTTCGGGATAGGTTTCGAAATGTTTTCTCAAAACTTCAAACTTGTTTTCCGTGCAGCAATACGTATGCTGCATCTTTTGGGTCATTTCAAGAAAAATATTGTTATTTTTTTCCTCCATTGTTTTATCATCAAGATACTTTTCTTTCAAATAATTGTACTCTTCCTTGGTTTCATCACACAGTATATAATTATAATTGTTCCAATACTGTTTAATTTCTAAATTCAAATCACATTCAAAAATATATTCCCCGATTAATGAATAGAGATAATCAATATTCTCAATTCCAGTGATGAATTCCTTTACATAACTTCTACCATAACCGCCAGAATGTTTGGTTATTTTAGTGTATTTCAAAAACGTATTTTTGAATTCCGCATAATCCATTCGGAGTATTTTTGGCGAAAGAAAATGAATTTGGCTCCATAAGTCCAATAAGTTTTTTGTGATGGGAGTCCCGTTCAAAATCAACTTATATTCTACCATTGCCCCAAGTGTAAGCATTCTTTGCGTGCGTTTAGCTTCAAAGTTTTTCATCTTGATACTTTCATCTACAACCAAAAAACAACGCCAAGCGGTCGAAATCTGTTTATATAACTGCAAATAACTTCGGTCTGATAATTGCAAAGTTTCAATTCCCATATAAACAACATTCGGACAATTAAACCCACCCCATTTATTAATTTCATCAATAATACTAGGCAATCCATCCTTTGGCTTGATGCTTCGCAAAGGTCCAATCCAAACCACCAAATCAAGTCCTTCAACAGCGTTCACCATTTCAATTGTTGGACGAGTTTTGGCTGTCCCGGGCTTCATAAACAAAGCGCCAACCTTATTAGGCAGTAATTTTGTTTTTACCGCTGTTTGTTGAGGAAGTAGCTCTATCATCGTTTTAGTTCTTTAATGGTATTGTTTTCTAATGGTTCTATTTTTGTTGGCTCGTGATGCTCAATAATCCAAGTGGGTGTAATGGCTTCGGGCAATTCATCCACTTTATTAATATCAATTTCAAATATTTTATTTATGATGAATGCAGGTAGAATAACACTACCCTTTAATTGATTATTTGTCCGGAAGCTTTCACACAATGATTTAGGAATCCAATGCTCTGTTCCGTTAATATTTATGAGAACAGCTTTAGGAGTTTCACCTAAAGCCTTCTCAAAATTAATTTTAGCTGCCTTAATCATTATTCAATAGATGAAAAATAATTTTGAGGAATCACATCTAAATTAGTGTAAGTATCATCGCCCATCCAATCGTCTCCGGTGAAGCAAAGAAAACCACCTGAATTGTGCAGATAACCAATTTCCTTTGTTCTATCATTCATTACTACAGTAATTGCGTGGTGACAATTGTAATTATAGCAAATGTAAAGCGCAAAACCATTTAATCGGCTTAAAATATTGAATTTATCGTTTTCAAAAGCAATAACCATTTTATTTATTATTTTAGAAACAATAGTTCTTTCTGTTCCTGATTGTTCTTGAGCTTCATCGATTAATTTTTCTGTATTTACTTTAATCATTTTTGGTTCTGTTTTTGTTAAAGGAAAGTATTTACTGGCTTTTGAAACTATTCTTTCACCTTTATCTTCAAATTCAATTTTAACTTTTTTAGAGCCTTCTGAAATTATAACTCCGTTTTCTTCCCATTTTTCAGCATAAACAGCTTCACCAACAGTAAAAAGTTTTTCTCCTGTATAAGTTTCAACATCAATATCAAAAAGTATTTCATTAATTTGATTTTCAACGCTCCCAATAACTTGTTCCGCTTGACTTTTACACCAGTTATAATCTTGGCTTGGACATTCAACAAAACATTTTACATCCCACATACCGCTTGGAGATAATTGAACATAAGTTTTTGTTGACATTTTTTTTGTGTTGTAGCCTCTATCAAGGTAAATTCTTTTTAAATCTCCCTTAGTCCACATTTTGCCGTTAAGTTTTACGGCTAAATCTTCAATTGTAATTTTTGTAGTTTCCATATCCGAATTGTTTTATGAGGTTGTCGCCCTCTGGTTAAATATAAAACAAAGATATGTATAATGTTGCAGATATGCAACATTTATTTTAATTATTTTTTAATATGTACTTGGCGTACTCATATTTCCTATAGATCGTTTCATTGCTATTTTAACCCATTTAGCCCGATACATAAAATATTTGAGTGCATCACTCATATTTGTGCTGTACATTGGGCGTTTTTGCATTGGTAAAGCTTCGGAAGATTTGTCTTTATGAATTGTTTTAGAGCCATTTGGTTTTATTCTAATTTTAATTTTTGCTATTTCCATTGAGCTTTTTAATTCGCGACAGCCAAATTTATCAATTTTAACCTGAGGCAAATCTTTATTATAACCACCTAACATATTTTTCATTAAAGTATATTCTTCTTCCTGCATGATGGTCGCTTGATTTTGACTCATTAAATTAACACGCCAACCTGTAGCTAACCCGTTTTGTTTTTCTATGGCATCTTTTAACTCGGATGCCCAATCTTTACGAATTTTACTGTATTGATTTCCTGACCGGTCATAATACATATCTAAAACTTTTGTTTTATGATGTTTATAAAAATTAGTAAATTGTAATGCTAACTCACGGCTACTTTCGGGCGGTAGTGTCCAAAAATTCTTTAACAGATATACATATTTGCCTTGATCTTGACCTGTAACTATTGAACACTGATCGCCAAAATCAATGCCGCATTCTATTGCTTGATTATGATTGATATATCTAAGGGCTAACGAACTTTCTTGAACGTCATCACCAATATTAAATTTATCGTAAAAAGAAGCGACAATACCATCATCGTAAAAATGATGATTTCCTAAATTGATGTAAAATGTTTCTCCTTTTTTTAAGGTTGGTCTAAGCGTAATGATGCTTGTTTTAAATTCTTCGGGACCTAAACTTTCTAGCGAATCTTTAAAATAACCCGGCGTTAATAAATCGACATTGGCAAAGGTGCTAACTTGATAAAACAGGCTGGAATCTTTTCTAGCTCTGGTCCAATCTACAAGCCAACGGTAATATTGGCGTTGGAGATTTTTAACTTTTGTAAAGTCTTTATCGCAAACAGCATTATAGAGTTCTTTTTTAACGTCGTTAAGAACGATGGCAATGTTTAAAATATCTTTTATTTGCTGGATATTCATATCCTTTTCGCGATCTAAAATCCAATCGTATTCGCCTTCTAAAATATTTGGCATATCGGTAGTAAACGTACTGCCACGATAATAAATAGAATGCCCAAAAGCAGGATATCCGCGTAAAGCCGGCATTAACTTTTTAGCTTTTTCGAATTCGATATTTTTAACTTCATCTGCAAAATTATGTTGGTATGAATTACCGGCTGCTGATTCTGGCACATCCATACTTACCAAACCAAAAAAATTACCAAAACGTGTAGAAATGGTATGTTTATAGGTTTCGGGCTGTTTATAAGGCAATAAAAAATGTGATGGTGGTGGCGCATCGGTAACGTAATCTATACCATTTTTCCATCCTTTACGTTTCCATCCATTAATTAAAGTAGGTGTTACATTTTTTAAAACATTGGTATAGGTATCTCCTAAAAATGCCAAATAGGATCCTGGCATATCTTGACAAATTCGCATCGAGCGTTCTGCCATAATATCTTCAGTTTTTGCGGTACCACGACCGGCAATTAAAAACAGATTTTTAGGAGCCACCAAATCAATAAACATTTTAACCCAATTGGCATACCTAACATCTACATCATTATTTATTTTTACGTGGGTTTTCCTGGTCATCTGGGAATATGATTATGTCTTCAATTAATGATTCTCGGTATAGCATTTTCTTTTCCTTTTCGGTTAAATCGGGATAGGAATCGATTTGTTTCTTTAACTCGATTCTATTGATAGGATCGAGTCCGGCAGTAATGGCCTCAGTGGTATAAAGTACAAATTGTTTTTTTAGCCATTCTTCGGGAATTTGTTCTATTTCATCTTTATCAAGACCACGCGCTTTATAAGCATCCATTATCATAGCTGTAACTGCTTTGGCATCTTTTACATCTTTAATGGCTAATTCGGCTATGGCAATTTGACGGTCAATTTTATCGGCATAAACATTTCTTTGCGCTTGTTTTGATAGCTGTGAAGATGCATAGAAGTACTCCAAGGCGTTATAATACAAATTTGAGGCAAGATATCGGCTTAAGCCTTCAACCTTTATTAAATGGTTTAAAATGGATTCTTTTGTACCATAATGCGCTACTCGTAAGTGCATAGAACGGACTTTATCCATTAAATCGAGATAGGTTATGATGCCTATTGGTGCTTCATCTGGATTACCATTATCTATGAACTCATAAATATCATCGAGGGTGATGCCTTTTATTGTATCGCTAACTTTCATTTAAAATTCGCATTTTATGGTTTTCGAATTGGCGTTTATCCTGGAGTTTTTTTAACTCTTGTGCGGCGGTAATGTTACCAGATTTAGCGGTTTCTAAAATTTTATTATCTACCTCAAATTGCGCTGTTAAAACACCTTTATCAAAATGATGTTTTACCAGGCTATCAGGCTTATTAAACTGGCGTATTAATTCTTCTTTATCTGCAGATAAATAGATTGCTATTTGAGTAGGTGAATAGTTACAAGCTGCCAAATTCTCAATAGTTTCGTATTCTTCTTGAGAGAGTTTTAATTCTACAACAGCTAGTTTATCGTTCATCTTAATTTAGCTTCGGTAAATAATTTTTTTCTAAAATCAAACAGACCTTTGCTATTTGCAAAAAGATATTGTTCATAATGCGCATTGGCTGCCCAATTACCAGAACCTTCAATAACATAATAGCCTGTTTTAGTTTTTACAGTACAAACCTTTGCATGTACCCAGGCATAATTTACATTAAAGTTGGCGCGCCCCTGAATTAACGCATGTATATAATCTATGGTAGCAGGATTTCTTTTTAATAAAGAATCGGATATCATAAGATTAATTGTTTCTATAATGCCCTGATCGTGTAACTGAATTAAAGCATCTACTACGTTGCGACTAATGCTGTATGTAGAAGCGTTTAATTCGGCAATCTTTTCGTACTGCCCAATTAACGGAATAAATGTAAAGGCGTTAAATTGGGTATCGGATTGTAAAAAGAAAAATTCTTCTTCAGTTGGCAGTCGTTTTAAATCTTTA